GACTGTGAAACATTGGCATCACACTGGCAAAATGTTTGTAGATACAGTATGTGCGGTAGATGTTGTCTAACTGAGCCAGTGTGTTGTGATCAAGATCAGTGATGTATTGCCACTGCACTGTGGGTGCGTAGTTGGTTTTTTCAAGATCAATTCTGGCAAATTGGTAAGTCATGGCCTGGGATCTTGTCGATGTTGAAACAAGGCCTGTAGATAGTGCTCAGGCCAGCCATGATAAAATCCCTGTCGCCCCACTGCTCGAGCTTTGACATTGAGGTCACTGAGAGCTTGCACTAGAGCCAATGCCCAGGTGCCTTGATTCATCACAACCTCATTGACCACTTCGGGGTCAGCGGGATGATCTGGCAACGCAATTAGATCCTGGCGCAGCAAAAAATCTTGATTGGCTTGCTCAACAGCCTGGGCAAATTGAACCGCTGGCCATTGCATAGGATCATAAACAAATATCATGACTTCTTTGTGATCAGGCAAACCCTGTGCAGCAATAAGTTGTAGATCTTGTGCAGGGTCAGTGCCCAGTTGAATTTCATAACTGCGTTTGAGTCTGGCACTGCGAGCATAGGGGCAAGGCGGCCAGTTGCCCAAGGCCGGATGCGGAACTTCTACAAAAGTGGTTATCCAGTGCTCAATATCACGAGTCACAGTTTCAAGATCTAACATTAGAAGAACGGCAGCTTGGACTTGCTGGTGGTTTCAAGATTTTCTTTGATCAGTTCACTGATCAATTTACGTTCGGTAGTGCTCATGTTTAGCACATCCTCATAGGTGCTGCCACCTCGCATGTACCAACTCATTTTCAAAGCCTGTGCTCGGATATTGTTGGCCTCCGTCTCCATTTTGTCTAGCCATTCAGAAATTTCTTCTGAGGTCAGGGTCAGGAGGCGGGTTCGAAAAAACTGGCTTGATCCATGTTGATGTTGCTTTGATATTTGTGATGACAATTGTCGCACTCAATATCAATGGGTGGCAAATCAGTTTCTTTGCGCAGTGCTACCACAGCGTCACGCATGCGATTGAACAAGTTGCGATCACAATGCTTGACAAATTCTTCAATGTGATGGTGTTCAGTCACAGTGGCTGTGGGGGTGCGAATGCTGCCAATACTGGCAGTCAATGCAGTCACAGTCAGCGCTGTGATCTGTTGCAAAGCAGCGTTTAATTGTTTGACTTTTTCGTCATCAGCCAATTCAGACTGTGCCACACTTTGAATGGTTTGCTGATATTCAAACTGCTGCTGACTGGTGCGATTGGCTTCGCGATAGTCAATGGGCTGGAAGGTTACTTCAAGATCACCGTGTTTGAAAGGTTGGTTGTAATTGGCACGACCAGTGCGATCCAACAGTACCCGCAAGTCTACTCCAAACTCACCAGTGGTGCCACAACTTGGGCAGTCGCTGGCTAGGTCCATTTCATGTCCAAAGCTGGCAATGCGTATGGCCACAAGAATGGCATTGATGTCTATGGCCGGGGCTGCCCAGGCGTCTTTGATGTTGGGCACACAGCTCTGAATTACCGACGTAACTGCACCGCCGTTAAACAAGGCATCGGGTGTGCGATACGTGATTTCATCTATGGCTGTCATGGGAAACACTGGCAGCTCGCCGTTTTGCGGTATATCCAAACTGCCAGCAGGCCAGTATTCACCACCGCTGGGCAGTCGCAGATAGATTGCGGGCTGTCGAAAATATTGTTTGAGAGGGTTAGCAGATTGAGCCATTTTTCACCTATAAATATAGCAATACTTATGGGTTGAAATCGTGGCAGACGCAGAATTTGAAGCAAAAAGACTAGCCGAACTATTGGAACGGGCCAATGCCCAACTGGCGCAATTTGGTGAAGTTACCAAACAGACTCAGCAAGAGCTAGTTGATGCTCAGATGAAAGCCAAATATGGCATCAACAACTACACTGCTGTAACTGCCAAAGCCGGCGAAGCGTTGGGTGCTGTGGCCTCAGCCGGTATCAATGCTGGCAAGAGCATGCTGGAGGGCAAAAAGGGTGCTGCTGCCTTAAATTCCAGCCTGGATGATCTGGCCAAAGCTGCTACCATAGCAGGCACAGCACTCACACTGCTGATGCCTGGCGGCTTGTTGATCAAAGGTGTTGTTGCAGCCTTTACCGCAGTGACTGCGGCCACAATTGGATCAGTCAAAGCGGCCAACGAAATGGCCGACAAGCTGTACAAAGGTTATTCAGGCCTAGCCAAATCTGGAGGTGCCGCTGCTGACGGCATGACTGGCGTGTTCAACAACGCCAAGAAGCTGGGTCTCAGCATGAACGAGCTGGACGGCTTTGTCAGCTTGATCAACGAAAACAGTTCAGATCTAGCACTGTTCAGTGGTAGTGTGGCAAAAGGTCGTGAACGACTGGCTGACATGGGCGATGCGCTGCGTGGCAGTCGTGAAGGTTTCTTGGCCATGGGCCTCAGCATGCAAGATGTCAGCGAGGGCATGGCTGGCTACATGCGACTGCAGGCTCGCACTGGCAACATGCAAGAACGCAGTGCTCGAGATTCCGCTGCTGCTGCCAAAGAGTACATCTATCAACAAGATGCCTTGGCCAAGATCACTGGTATCAATGTAAAAGATCAACAAAAGATTCGAGAAGCAGCATTGACCGAAGAAATGTTCTTGGCCAAAATTCGTCAACTGCAACGAGAAGGGCGAACAAAAGAAGCTGAAGAGTTGCAAGTAGCCAATATCATGATGAGCAAACACGGTGAAGAAACTGGTCGTGCCTTTAGAGCATCGATAACTGGTAGACTCACTGACGAAGCTGCACGCAAAGGCATGATGGCTACCAATGGCGAAATGCAGCGCAGCACTGCGATGCTGGCTGCTGGGCAGATTGATGCAGCTCAATTTACCAACAGGGTCAATGGTGCCATGAAAGAAAACCTTGCAAGACAAGGTGATCAAATGGCGCTTTTGGGCATCAACAACGGTGTGCAGCTCAAATACAATGAAATGGTCAATGCTGCCACACAATCTCAAGTGGATCAAACCAAAGCATTGGAAGAGGCAAGAAGACAAACTCAGGCACAAGCCGCTGGCGCCGATGCCATGACTGGCAAACAAGCTGATATAATGAATCGTCAGATCAACACCAATGAAAAAATGGAAACGGCGTTGAAAGATCTGATTCCCGCTGCTCAAGACGTGATGTTGACCATGCAACACGGTGCTGACAAGCTGGCTGACGCATTCAAGCGCATTGTAGAAGCCATTAATGAGTTACTGGACATATTTGGTTTTGGCAAAAGCAAAGAAGCCAAAGCCAAAGAACAGAAAACTGACGAGGCACGAGGTAAATTTGACCAAACCATGCAAGGTGCTTCGTTGACGCAGAAAATTGGCATTGGTCGCACTGAAGCACAACAGCAGGCTTATGAAGAATACCGCAGACGCGAAGCAGAATACAACCTACAACGAGCACAAGATCGCAGAGCAAGACGCGAAAAACGAGGAGACACTGGAACCGAAGTTGGCATGGCTGACATTCCCATGGCTGCCAAAGGCGGTTTGCTGACTGGGCCCGACAGCGGTTATTTGGCCATGCTGCACGGCACAGAAATGGTGATTCCTGTAGATGGTCTTGGCAAGAAACTGGAAGATCTCAAATCTGGCGTCAACTATGCTGAAGTGCTCAGAAATGCTACCAATAACACTCTGATAAAAAATTTAGAGGCAATGCAAGGCGGCAATTTGTCCACTATTGATTTGCTGAAAAAACGCATAGAAATGTCACAATCAGAACCAGGTGTTACATATCACAATGCTGTACGTGGGATCAACACTGGCGGCGAGATGATGAAATTGACAAAAGACCTACAAAAAGGCAACATCTCTGCAAACACCGCGAAAATGAATACCAGCGGCGAGATGATGAAATTCTTTGACGACGCTGTTGTCGGCATAGTTCAAGATTTAAAACCCAAAAAAGTAACATCAGAATCAGCTGAAAAAATTTCAGGTTATATTAATGACATCAGTGGTGATCTCATGTTGCAGGTCAAGACCATTGACAAAGATACCAAAGGCATTAAAAAATTCAGCGACTTCCAAGAAGGCTATCAGCGCAAGATGACAAAGTACATGCAGGAAGTGTTGGACCTGTGTGAAGACAATTCGCCTGATGCTGTGATAGGCATGCAACAGGCAGGAGGCGCTGCTGGCGGTGGCGGTATTCTGGGCAAAATGATGAATGCATTTAGTACTGCTTTTGGTGGCGGTGCAAGTGCGGCGGGTGCAGCAGGTGCTGGAGCGCAACAATCAAGTGCGTATTCAGTAACACCACCAAGCACAGGTGGTGGTACCGGACTGACCGCTGGCGGTTCTGCTGCCGCACCAGGCATGGGTGGCGGAACTGGACTAAAAGCTCCAGAGCCTCATGAAGCTGTTGGGCCAGGCGGCAGCGGTGGTCAAGGAATAAAAACAAAACCAGCATTGACATCTGTGCGTAGCAAAACTGGCAAATCTGCACAAGTCAACGCTGAGTTTGCACCAAGATTTCAAGGCATCATTGACTATCTTGATTCTGTGGGCTATAAAATTTACAGCCTTGGCGGCTTTGTTGACCGAGACGTGCGTGGCAAACCTGGAGTAAAGAGTGTGCATGCACATGGTGGTGCTATTGACATCAACCCAGCTGAGAACCCCTTGGGACCCAATCTTGTCACTGACATGCCAGAAAATGTTTCGGCTATTGCAAAAAAACTAGGACTGGGTTGGGGCGGAAACTGGACTTCAGTCAAAGACGCTATGCATTTTTCTGTGGCCAAACACGAAGGCGGCGAGATCAAACTAAGCGAAGGCGGTGTAGCTGTTGGTCCCAACAGCGGTTACCCAGCTACTTTACACGGCGAAGAAGCAGTGATACCTTTGAATAACAACGGTGGAAATTTTGTAAAACTGTTTGAAAGCATGGCTGACAGTAATGCTAAAATGGCTGCCATGATGGAAGAAATGGTAAGAGCGCAAAAGAGCGGCAACGACATCTCAAACAAGATGTTGCGTATGCAAAGCTGATCACGGTAAATAACAAACTATGGCAGAACCCACAAAACAAGGCTGGCGCAAGTATTTCAAAGTGGCTGACACATCTGGGGTGTCCAGTACAATTTCGGGGCGCAATCAATTTGGCCTGCCGGAATATGGCAAGAACGATGGCACCAATGGTGTGCAGGCAGACTTTGTGTTTCGCAACTATGCCAGCAGACTGCCAGAAGTCTATTCAGGTCACCCCAATCGCGTTGAGCGCTATAATCAATACGAAAACATGGACATGGACAGCGAGATCAACGCCTGTCTGGACATCATTGCCGAATTCAGCACTCAGCTCAACGAAACCAACAACACACCTTTTGAAGTAGACTACAGTGACAAACCCACTGATCACGAAGTTGACATCATTCGCAAACAGCTACAGCAGTGGGTCAAGCTCAACAAGCTGGATCAGCGCATATTCAAACTGTTTCGCAATGCCATCAAATACGGTGATCAAGTGTTTGTGCGTGACCCAGAAACATTTGAAATGTACTGGGTTGACATGAGCAAGGTCATGCGCATCATTGTGAACGAAAGCGAAGGCAAGCGACCCGAGCAGTATGTGGTACGTGACATCAATCCCAATTTTCAAAGCATGACTGTGGCCCAAAAAACCACCACAGACTACATGACCAATCCTGTGACTGGCACCATTTCAGGTGCAGCCAACTACACCATGCCCAATGGCGGTGTGGGCGGCGGTGTGGGCAACTCAAGATTCATGACTGCCATGAACGAAACTTGCTTGGATGCCAAGCATGTGGTGCACATCAGTCTCAACGAAGGTCTGGATGTGTTTTGGCCGTTTGGACGTTCAGTGCTGGAGCAGATCTACAAAGTATTCAAGCAAAAAGAACTGCTGGAAGATGCTGTGCTGATTTACCGTGTGCAGCGTGCGCCTGAGCGTAGAATCTTCAAAATTGACGTGGGTAACATGCCATCACACTTGGCCATGGCCTTTGTGGAACGTGTGAAAAACGAAATGCATCAACGTCGTATTCCCACTGTGACCGGAGGTGGCGCTAATATCATGGATGCCAGCTATAACCCACTCAGCATCAACGAAGATTACTTTTTCCCAGTCACAGCCGAAGGTCGTGGATCGTCTGTGGACACATTGCAAGGCGGACAAAATCTAGGTGAAATTGACGACCTAAAGTACTTC